TGCCGCATCATCAACCGCTGGAATTTTTGCGGCGACAGATGCAGTTGCCGCACCTTGGTTCAGTCCTGCGGGTCCTCGAAGAGGTCAGTATTTAGGAATTACTGCACTAAATTATACACCTACCAAAGCAGAGAGAGATAGTTTATATAAGGCAGGGGTCAACCCAATCGCCAATATACCAGGACAAGGTGTCCTTCTCTTTGGTGACAAAACCAAACTTGCTAGACCAAGTGCATTTGATCGAATTAACGTTCGAAGATTGTTCCTCGGTATAGAAAGAGCAATCGCCATTGCCGCAAGAAACGTAATGTTTGAATTCAACGACGAGTTTACTCGTGCAGAGTTTACAAACATTGTCGAACCCTTCCTTAGAGAAATCCAAGGTCGTCGCGGTATCACCGACTTCCGTGTAATTTGTGATGACACAAATAACACTGCGGCAGTTATAG